TACGCTGAACCTGCAAGTGGGGTTGCTGTGATTATGATAATACCGCCCTTACGCATACGGGAGACAGTCGCCTTAAAGATATTTTCAGGTGGCGGCTCGTCAAACCACGCCCAACCGAGCGTTACACCCTCAAACTCTCGGGCGTCCTGCTCGTAGGTCATAAGGTCAAACTCAAAGCCCGTGTCAGTTTCAAAAATGCTCTCAAAGGTCTTGTTGCCCTTGTGAGTGGTATACCTGCCCTCGGGGAACCAAAACTTGAGTTCAGGAATGATGTTTTTGGTCAGGTTGGTCGGGTCGGACACGATACGACCTTTCTTTTTCCACGGGAACTCCTTGAAAATACCCTCGTTAAAGTAGGCATTTTCGCCCGTGTTCCAAAACATATGGGCAAGGATATTGGCGCCCGTCGCGGTCTTACCCACGCCGTTTGCCGCCGAGTAGAGCACGATAAAGTTCTCACCGCACGCTACGGCGTCAATAAACTCCTCACCAACGCCCGTTGGCTCGTAGTAGCGGTACCTTTCGTGTTCAAGGCGCCGCAGGAGTTCCACCTGATAGGCACGCCACTCCTCGTCCGTCATTTCGGGGTCGCGCTCTATCAACTCTTGCTTTGTTTTGCCCTTTTTATCCATAGTTTATTGAGTAATTGTGGTGTCTGTGGTTGTCGTTGGTATGACAACGGTTGTCTGCTTGCACGCCGCCTCAACCGCTTTCATTTCACCCGAGAGGGTATCAATCTTGGTGTCCAAACCCTCAACGACTGCGGTACTCTGCTTAAGCATACCGCGTCCTTGCGCATTGAGTTGGATACTCCAAATGGCAAATGCAATCAGAATGACCGAAACGACCCAATTTACCGTTCTGTGGGCGCGTGTACGTTCGTCCTGTGCGGTTCTAAGCGGCGGCTTGACCACTGTTACCCTGCTTGGTGCTTTCTTGTTCATATTGATTTGGGTTTACTTTTAATAACTCTGGCTTGCTGAACACGTCCCCAATCACCCGAGAATTGGTAACGGTAAACTCTGCGCCTGACATTTCCTGCTTGCTCACAATGTTGAGCGTGAACGTCCCTGCTCGTTGGTTGAACTGCATAACGCCTCGCGCTTTAACGTAGGACGCAGGCATACCCTCAATGAAGTACGCAGGCACGTCGCACTCCACAATGTCTGCCTCCCAAATAAGCCCGTTGAGCGCCTTTTGCCCCGTGTTAATCATAGGCACGAAGTCTCCCTGCAACTCCTCAAGGCTCCCGTTCTCGGGGTTTACGACGACAGGCTTTTGGGACGGCGAAATACCAACGCCATACAGCATTTTCTTTTCGTTCTTGTCCCAAAATCTGAAATCGTAGCGCAACATATTGCTTATTTCTTAGGCTTTTTAGCCGCCTTGGGCTTTTCAACGTAGCCTGCCTGAACGCCTGCCTTAAGCAGGATTTTTTGCAGTTCAACGGCACGCAATGCACACTTGGCAAATCCCTCAACCTTTTCAGGCGTTGACTGCTCAAAGTGATAATCACGCTTGTTGCCGTAACCTCCTCCCTGCTGTTGCTTCTCAAGCGTGATACGACCCGACGGCAGGGAAATGGTTGCGAAAACCGTAAAATCTCCCTCGGTAATCGTGTATTGCACGCTCGTTGGTGTCTCTTTAGCCATTGTCTTTTACGTTATCAGGCTCGGCGCCTGCGTTCTTGTAAGGCTTCTCGGGCTGTCGGTTCTCGCCGTCCCCGAAGTACATATCTATTCCGTACGAGTGGTCTATCTCGTGTTGGAAAATGTGAGCCTTAAAACTCTCCACCTCCTCAACGACAGTCTTGAGCCACTTAAAGCCCAAGAATGAACGCAAAATCTGATACCGCACGACGATAGTGTGGTACCGCTTCGTGTTCTTTTTTGACCTGTTCGGGTAGGACATACAAGCGTCAGGTGCCTCAATGAAATTGGACACTTTCTTGTATTCCTTGGTGATAAGCGCCTCGTACTCGTGAGAGTTCGGCTTGCGCTTGAGTTCACGCTTAGGCACCAAGCGCTCAATCTCGTCCAAAGCCTCAATGATTTCAGCGTTGAATATGACTTGAGCAGGGAAGTACCAGTTTTTCGTATTCTGATTGCGCGTCTGCGCCTTTGGCTTGCCTACCAGTTCGCTTGAGACAGCGAACATTGCAAGCGGCTCCTCGGATACCTGACAGTGGCTTATGCCGACAGCCTGCTTCCAGTTTCCCGTGAAACCGTCCTTGTTGCCCTCCTCAAGGAACGTAGCAAGCGCCTTGGCTTCCTCATAGGCACGCTTGAGGTTCTTGCGTGTAACGCGCTCTGACGGCTTGTGGTGGGGCTTAATGAGTTCCATTGTCTTTGTTGCGCTTAGACGGCTTCTCAACCGCATTTGCAGGCATATCAGGAGTAGGGTTAAACGGCACACCGAAGTTCTTTGCTTCGGGCTTAACCTCTGTCCAATCGGCACCGACCTCGTGTCCTACCTGACCTTGTAACTTGCCCGTGGCGTTCTTAACGTAGTCGTCCAAGAGCGCCTTGTCGTCAAAGACGGCAACCACAACACGGTCAGTGCGCGTAACGTCCTTACCGTCCTTTTTGCCAAGCACCTTAACGACGTTCGCGTAAAGGGTGTAGAACTTGTACTGCTCAACTTTGCGTGTTTCTGCCATAGTGGTTATGCGTTAACGAACTCCTTAAAGGACTTTGCAGGAGCAAACTTAATCTTGGTGCGTGCCGCAACCTTGACGCTCTCACCTGTGCGAGGATTGCGCCCAACGCGTCCCTTAACGTCCTTGCTAGTAAAGATACCGAACCCTGCAAGGCTAACCTTTTTGCCTGCCTTGACCTGTTCACGAACCGTAGAGAGCACGAGTTCAACGACACGCTCTGCGCCTGCGCGTGAGCCTCCGTGTTCCTTATGCACCTCGTCAATAAGATTTTGCTTGTTAAACATAGGTTTTAGTTATCGTTCTTAGTAATTGCTTTGTTGAGCCAAAATGCCGCCTCCTCAAGTTTCGTCTTTGCAAGAGACAAGCCACGGGACGGCTCAACCTTACTGGTAATCTTGGCTACAAGAGCCTCAAACTCGTCGCGGAACTCTTGCATTACTGCTTTCTGTTCCTCGGTTGGTTGTATGTACTGAAATGACATATTGTTTTTAATTATGACCGTTAATTTTTAATGTCTCCCTCTGACTGGTCAGCGTCAAAGGCAGGAGGCTTGTACCTCTCGTGCATACGCGCAGTAAGCCTCATACGCCGACTACGCACGAGGTCAATGAGCGTCCACAAAAGGCTTTCCCAAAACAAGTACCAGTGCAACCGCAAGTAGTTAAAGGTTTTCATAGGCTTGTAACTCTTACTTGGTGGCTCTCGTACTCAACAAGCACGAACTCTGATAATGGGGCTTCGGCTCCCTTTACGCCTATCTTTTCCGCTAGGCGCTCGTTGAACTTCTTTACGACCTGCATTGCGGCAGGGCGTACCTCGGGCAACTTGCACTCAAAGGAGGCAAAGTCGTTTGAGGGCTTTTGAATGACTACAACGCGCACGGCTACCTTAGCCAAGCGCTCTGCGACTTTCTGACCTGCCGCCTCGTCCTCGGGCGTAGGGTCTTTGAGGTCAAGCCGCGTAACCTCCACACGCACGTCTTGGCGCCCGCCCTCGTGCTTTGTGGTAATGGTTCGCTTGCCGTCAGCGTGTTCCTCAACCTCGTGCATTGGGTGGTCAAAGCGTGAGCCTTTTTCGGTCTCCTCAACAGTCATTGCGCCGCCTTGGTGCGTGCCAACAAGGGATTCGTCATTCTCGGGGCTTACTTCCCACTTGAACTCGTCAGCGCGGAATACCTTGCCGTCAGAGGGGAAGCGAACCCCGTAATTGTGCTGACCAAAGTAATCGTCAAGCCACTCTGCACGCTCAAAGTGCAGGGTTTCAGGGTGTTGTGTTTTTCGTTGGTATGAACTCATAGGCGATTTGTTAATTATTAAAATCAGGCAGGAACCATTGGAGGCGCAGGCAATCTAAAGAACAAACCAAGCATTGCGCCGATACCAAAGCCCGTACCGTCGTCGTCAAAGTCGTCCTCGTCGTCGTAATCCTCCTCTACCTCGTCCCCTCCGAAGTCGTCAGGGTCTCGCGGTACGCGAACTCCAACGCCTCCGTCAGTGTCAAAGCCTCCCTGCTCGTCCTCTCCTTTCCAATCCTCGCTATCAGGATTGAGGTACGGGAATGGAGACACAATGCCCTCGGGTGTTTGTACCGTTGGTATACCAGCGACAACCACTGGTATACCACTTGAGTTGTCAGGTAGGTTTTGCATATTACTTCTTTGATTTCTTGGTAAAGAACTCCTTGCCCTGCTTAATCTTTGCCGCCAGTTCCGCGTCGCTCAATGCGGCGTAAGGCGTCGTGTCTCTGACCTCAACCTTGTCAGTAAGACGCTTGTGCAGTTTAAGCCCCAACTCAAGAGCCTTATTGCGGCTTTGGTTGTCAGGCATTATGAAAAATACGAGTTTGCCAGTTGGGATTTCAACAATCTTTTTGACCACGCAGTTAACGGTTTCCATAAGGTCAAAAATGTCCTCGTCGTCAACCTGCTTCTGAAACAGCATTGAGTTCAACTTCCACGAGTAGAGTTGCTTTTCGTGCAGGTCAAGCAGTTTGCTCTCGGGCAACACTTCCTCAAGCAGAGCCTTGAACGACTTTGACTTGGTTACTTTGCTCGGGTTGTTCTGCACAGCCTCGGAATATCCAAGCGCCTTTAGTGCGGCTTTCATAGAACAACCATTTTCAGCCATATACTTAAGCACTTTCTTATGCTTAATTTGAACAGTCGGTTTTATTGCAACCTCCTTTTTCTCTTTAGTCTTAGCCTTTTTTTCAACAGGCTTTGACTTAGTATTCGGCTTTGCTTTTCCCTTTGTAGCCATAGTAGTAATGATACTCCAAATTATACTCTTATGCCGTACAAAAGAAAAACCTTTGTTCTGTGGATAAATGAAAAGAGCGCCTTTATTTCAAGCGCTCTTTATGTTTTCTGCATTATTTCTCTGTCTTAAACTGCTTCTCAATGTCCCACAGTACCCACAGCCTCGCCCTGCGGAACGCCCGTCGCGCGTCCCAATGCTCGTACCTCTTACCCTTGTCCTCTCGGTAGCCGAGGTTCATATACAGGAATGGCGACCAAGTGTAGTAATGCTTGTCGTACTGCGCGTTCGTCAACTTGTAACGCTTTCGCACCACAGGACGTATAGCCTCAAGGAAGCGGTGAATGTCTGACTTGCAAACGTAGGTCTTTGAGCCTATCTGCTTGAGTGCAATGCTCTCAACCCTGTCCATAAAGTCATTGTCCTTGGTTGTGTCGCAGGAACCCCCGTACAACACCGCACAATCGCCGCAGGTGCAGTTTCTACCCGTACCCTTGAGAATGTGTATGCGTGTTCCCTCCATAAGCCTAAAAGTCCTTAAGCAACTTCGCTATCTCACGCGCCTTTTCAATAGGGAACTTACCCTCAAACTCAACCTCAATTTGACCCTCCTTGTCGGTAGCATTGAGGCGCACCTTATGGCTGTAATTTATTCCCAACTCCTTTGCAAGTTTCTTTGCAACCTCCTCCATTTCCTCTCGGGTTTTCCAAGAATTGCGCTGTGCCTGCCAATAACGCTTTTCAGCCTCGGCGGTCTTAATTACCTCGTCAACAATCTGCTTAAAGTCAGGCAACCCGTTTGCTTTTGACGAAAAGTTTACGCGATTGTATCCGAAGCGACGACCTGAACCGTGGCTCTTAATCACAACCTTGATAAAGTACGAGGTCTTACCACCTCCCCACTTCTCAAACGAAACAACGTCAAAGTTGTGATAACTCAAGTCCTCCTCCTCGCTTGTGTTCTTGTCGTACACAGCCTTGGTCAGGCGGCGCTTTACGAGCGTCATTATGTGCTTTTCTACAGCCTTATTGGTCTGCCACTGTGAAAAGCGCTTGTATCCTCTCGTATCGTCAAAGACGTACAGTTTGGACAACTCACCCTCCTTTTTTTCTTTCTTTGCCATAGCGATTTGTAATTATTTTGGTATGTCCATAGTATACGGCTAGCCGTATAAGCCTGCAATGGCATACTGTGGATAACCCATTAAACTAAGGGCGGTTGAGTAGCCTTGTAAACCTCGTGGGTGAGCGCCACGTCTGCCATTGCGCGGTGCCGCGTGCCGTCGTGGACGATACCCAACTCCTCAACGCAGAGGTTCAGGGTATTTCGTTTTAGTGCCTCAATCGCACAGGCTTCCATTGCCTTTGCGAACTTCATTGCGGCTTCGGGCGTTAGATACTGCAATGCTTCTGTTTCGTTTCCGTCTTTGTCGTGTACGACTGCCCAAAACATTACGCTTTGCCCCTCGGGGTAAAAACGTATTTCGGGCAATCGGCAACGCTTCTCAATCAGCAAGCCAATCTCATTGCACGGTCTGACCGTCAACTCATTTGGTCTTTTTGGTTCGTTTGCCATAGTTATTTCACTGGTACGAACTTCTTGCCGTCCCAATACTGCGGTTTGAGTTCCATTGCTTTTGCAAACTTCACCGCACGCTTGAACGCAGGAATGTCCGTGTTTACCTTGTAATTTTGCTCCGCAATATCGCGTAGCCACTGGTCGCTTTCGGGCAAGGGGTAGTAGAGTTCGTTCGTCTGACCTGCGACAACGTACTCAACGTGCATAAGGTCGTCGCCGCAGAACTCGTCCTCGGCATTGTCGCCTGCCTGCGTGTCTCGGAAGCCCCACAAGCGGTATCCTCCTCGGTGCTCGTTCGGCTGTCGGTGGAAACTTGAGACTACAAAGCACATATCGTCGTTCCCGTTCAGGGCAATGATTGAGCCGCTAGGTACAATCTGCTTCCCCTCGCCTACTGCGTAGCAACGTGCCGCCTCCTCGGGCTTGCGGTGCCACCTTTTGCAGGTCGCGCACCCATACTCCACAAGCACTCCCTCGTCAGGTATTTCAATGGTTTTCATTTTGCCTTTTTTCGCTTAGGTGCAGTTTTTATGGATACGACTACTTCCAACTGCTCGTACTCACGGTGCGCCCAACGAGGTATCGTGTCCCACACTTTCAGCATTTCAAGTCTGTCCTCGTACAAGCCACCTCGCACAATTTTTGGTGAACGAACGTGCTTAATAACGTAAGCCTTGAACTGTCGCAACGCTCGGTTCTTTGGTGGTTTTGCGATACGAGGCTTTTTAATTTTCTTGGTTGCCATAGACTTTTGGGTGTTTAAGGGTTCCGAACGCAAGGTACTCAAGGGTGCCTGAACCTTGCCGTTAATGCGGTGCTCGTGCTTCTCAATCGTTACGAGAGGGCGCACGTTGATTTTGATTTCCTGCGCGTCAGGGGTCAGGTTTTCAACCTTAATCTTGCGTGCAGTTTCCTTGTTTTTCTTGTTGAACATAAGCGATTTTTTAAGTTAATGTGTTTAATCGTCGTCCCTGTCGCGCTCCTCCATTCGGCATACGCACTTGCGCGTACCGATAGGGGCGGTGTGGGGTTCCCCTGCCCATACCTGCTCGTCAACAGTTACTTCTCCCTCGCCATAGCAGAACTCGCAAACCTCCTCAACCTCACACTCTTTGCCGCACTTCTTGCAGGTGTATATCTCAATAGGGTCGTCGTGGTCTCGTGGATTTTCCTTAAAGTCCTCAACGAGGTCAGCACGGCAACATTTTGATACTTCAATGGTTGCCATAGCCCTATTTGATTACTGCCTGTAATGCGTGAGTGGTAATCGTCCCAACGTAGAAATTGTCCACGGGGCGCTGTCCTGACATTGCCCAAGCCATAAAGCCGAGGAAGTCAACGACGAGCACGATTGCGACGATTGTTAATGCGATTTTTAGAGTTTTCATAATGGCGATTTGTTTAAGGGAACTTTAATAATTACTTCTCGTTCAGCACCTCCTCAAAGGTGAACCCTAGAGCCTCAAGTGCTTTCATATCCTCCTCGGTAATGGTCTTGCGACCAGTCAAGGTGGTGATTGCCTTTGCGACTTCGGGTTCTTTGACGTAGAACTTCACTACGCCGTATACCCTGTCTCGGTAGAACTTTATGACCTTGTTTTTCATAGGCGATTTGTCCTTAATTGCTAATACCCATACTCTACGGCTAGCCGTATAACATTGCAAGTAGTAGGGTGTGGATAACTTGCCTTATAAGGACTACTATACGGCATAGGGATTATTCCTCGGGTTCAAGCAGGCTCTCGTCGCCGCTAAAGTCGGCACTGACCTTGTTGCGCCCGTAGTTGTTCAGGAACTCAAGTGTGTCCACGTCGTCCCCGAACTTCGGTTTGTAACCTGCGTCGCCATACCCCTTGTAAAGCCCCTACACTACTCGGTCAAAGGCTTCTTGCCGCATATAGAAACCGCAACCCTCCTCGTCCTCGCAACCGACTGCTCGTGTGCCGAAGTTGGAAGTAATCAGGTCGCAGTTGCATTTCGGGCAACGCATATTCTTGAGCCGCGACCATATAGGCTTTGCCATATCAACCGAGCGCCCAAGTACCGTCCTTTTTGAGAATGATACTCAAGTAACTTTCGTCCTTAAGGTTGATAAAGAGTTCGCCGTCCTTGGGGTAGAAACTCACGTCAAGGCTCCCATTGATTGCCGCCTCTGCCATTTTTTCCCAATCGGGACTTTTGCGCGGCTTTACTGCAATTTTTTTCTTTGCCATAAGCCTACTTTGCGGCTTTCGCCTTAGCGATTTCGTTTTCTAATTTCTCAACGAGGAAGTCCTTGAACCCGTCGGGGTACTGCTTCTCAACGTCTGCCTTAAGGGTCTAGTTGATGTGAGCCTGCCAGTCCTCCCAAGCCTCAAGAACAAACTGCTTGTTTGCTTTGTGGATTTCCACGAAAAACTTATTGATTGCGTCCATAATGATTTTTTAACCGAGTAATTTGTCCTGTCGGAAGTCGCGGCGCTCGTCCATATAACTATCGTCCTTTGTGGGGTGTACGGTCTGCCCCTTGGTCGGATAGCCGAGTTCAGTGCGCCACTCGTCCTCCTTAATGCCGCGTGCCTTTGCCACTTTCCAGTCAGTCGGGTAATACTTGCCCTCTGCATTGAACTTGGCACGCACGCGCTTAATGTTGTCCTCTCGCGGTAGGTCAATGATGTCTCGCAACCACACTCCCTCCTCGCCACTTGCGCCCTTTCGGATACGCTGTGGGAAGTATCGGCGCCAAATAGCAAGCATAAGCACTATGTCGCTATTTCTGGTCTCGGGGAGGTTTCGCAGGCACTCCTCAACCATTGTTTTTAATGCCTTTTTCATTGACCGTCTGTTAATTTTTTAACGTCAGAGCCTTGAGGCAACGCCTTGAGTTGCACACCTGCGAGAATGTCCTTAAGCGGCTTCATTCCCGACGGCAAGCGCCTCTGATTACTTCCACCGTGATACTCACTGTCCTGCTGATTATGGTCTTGTATGCTGTTGACCTCCTCAACGAACTTGAGGCGGCGTTCCTCGTCCGACACAACAGCCACTATGAACGAGGGGTTTATTAAGCCTTGGCGCAATCGGATAATGCCACCGTCCTTAATGCCCTCAATCACCTTTTTGATTTCCTCCTTGTCGCATTTCACCTCTGTTTTTGTGGACAGAATGATTTTGAAACAAGGGTTGCTCTCAATGAGCACTTTTACGGGATTACTGTTGCTCATTTTCGTCGTCCTCTAAGCCGATAATTCTCTTGCCTTTACCCGACCCTGCAAAGGCACCTCCCGAGGCTGAAAAGCCCTTGAACCCTGCTCTGTTGAACCAAGTAATCAGGCGGCGCTCAACCTCAAAGGTCTTTTGGAGCGTCCACTTTTGCCGAGTACCTGTGCCGTTCAGTTCCGTCCAATAACTCGTAAACGCTTTAATTTCATTCCAAATAGCCTGTTTTGATACGTTGGTGTTCTTTTGGACGATAGCGTTTAGGAACTCTTGGAGCCAAGGAACCTCCTGCTTGTTTTTCAGAGCCTCAACACCATCAAAGAATTGCTGTGCTTTCTCTTTTGGAGTGAGAGGTTTAACGACTTCTGTTTCCTGCTCGGGCGCGTCGGGCATTGGTTTACCAATGACCGCTTTTTGCTTCACCTTAACTTTACTTGTACTTAACTTACCTTTACTTAACTTAACTTCTCTGTCAGTTTTCTCCCCTTGGGATACCGTGGTATCCCACTGGTTGTCATACGCACTCGGCACGGGATATTTCGCTTTTCTGCCTCGGTCTGACCTGAATGTTTGGTGCTCGTCAAAGGCGTACACCTCAAAATACCTCTTGCCGTCGTCCGTATATTTCTTGAGCAAGCCGACTTCCCACAGTTCTTTAAGGAACTGCTCAACCTGCCCCTCGCTCCAACCCCTGCGAGGCACTATGAGGAAAAGAACGTCTTGCGTTTCCCCCTCAATGCGCCCGTAGTCGTCGGTGTGCGCTTGTATCCAACTGAACAGCAAAGCGGCTTGGTCGCTCACGCTGTTGACCTTTCGGGAGTTGGATATTGCGTTGCTGATTATGCGTCCTCTAGCCATAGGATTTTATGCGCTATACCCTTGCAGGCGCTCAATGCCTGCGTCCGACGCAAAGAGCATATCGCCCTTTCCAAGCAACTTTTCTGCGCCGTCCTCGTCAAGCATTACGCGGCTGTCAACGCCCTTGCTCATTCGCAAGACGACACGGGTTGGGAAGTTAACCTTAATGTCTCCGCTAATGACCCTCGTACTTGCCCTTTGGGTGGCAATTATGAGGTGTATGCCGCACGTACGACCTTTCTGTGCAAGCAACTGAATGAGAGAGCCAATGTCCGTTTTCATTCCGAGGTCAGCGAACTCGTCAATGACCACGAACTTGTAACGCATATTCGGCATTTGCTCTATGTTCTTTGCGCCTGCCGCTTTCATTTCCTTGTAGCGTTCCTCCATTTCCTCAACCAATGCCTCAAGGGAAAAAGCGATTTCGGCGTGGTGGCTCTGATACTCCTTGACCTTGCTGTGTCCCTCAAACTGTGTGAGTTCCACCTGCTTTGGGTCAAAGAGGTGCAGTTCAACCCGTGGAATGGTGAGCAACTGCGAAATGACGTTGTTGAGGAATACCGATTTGCCCGAGCCTGACGAACCTGCAACGAGCATATGAGGCGCTTGTCTGATGTCAAAGCGTCTTGCGTCGCCCATTACCGTTTGACCGATTGCCAGTTCAAAGCCGTGCGGCTTCGGTTGGGTCGGGAACGTTCGCTCGTCAAGCGGTATCTCAAACCCAACCAGTCCCGAGTTCGGAATTGGCGCTAGGACGCGGATACCTGACTTTTCAACTACTTGCTCAATGTCCTTGGTGTATGAGGCAATTTTGCTCATTTTAAGCCCAATAGACGGCTCGTAGCGGTACAACTCAACAGAGTTTCCACGCACTTTTGAATGGAACTCAACGGCAAGCCCGTGCTCCGCGAGTTTCATTTTGATTTTTTCCTCTGTGGTCATAGATTTGTAATTTAGTGTTTCCGCAGAAACGAACTTGGCGCTGACAGTCTCTAGGTACTGCTTCATTGCACCGTCTTTCTGTATTCGCTTCTTGAGGAAATCAGTAATGTTGTCAACCTTGTTCTTTTTGAACGCCTTTTCGCGCTCCTCGTCTTGGTCAAGACGGTGAATGTACGCGAGGATTGAAACCTCTTTGTCATACATTGCGTATACGTTTGGCACGAACACTTGCTTGCCGAGCATTGCGCTCGTTACGTCGTGGTAGTAGCGGAAAAAGAACTCAAAAATTAACGGGTGCTCACCAAATACGATTTCAAACTCTCGCATTTGTGGGCTGTTATCTGCGTTTTTGCTGATTTTGAACTCCGAGTACACCATTGAGTACGGTTTCTCTCCAAACTCTGCCGCCACGAGGAAGTAGTTGAACGCCGCCTGTATGAGTTTGGCGCCGTCAATCGCATCGGGGTTTGAGAATGTAGAGGTAATTTTGTGGTCTCGGATAATCAGCCTGTCTTTATGGTCTCGGTACACGAGGTCAGCAGAACCCTTGAGAGGCACAGGCAATACCTTGCCGTCCACTTGGATTTTGTGCTTGAGCATTTTTTCAACAAGCACGACCTCCTTAACGAACTTTCGGTAGTCAAACTCCTTGATGTACCCAAAGAACGTAAAGGCGTATTTCTCCTGCAATTTCTCGCGGCTTGCAATGACAGTGTTGTATCCAATGAACCCGTCAGAGTATGCCTGCAAGTAATCCAACCCGACTTGGTGCGCAATCTTGATTGCCTCGCCGTCGTCGGCAGGCACAGGTACGTCCTCGTTGCCGCCAAGGTAGGTTTGGAGTGCTCGGTGCATTGCCTTTCCGAGCACGTTTGTTGGTGAACTGGTTGTCTCAATCTCGTCGCCATTTATGTTGTTCACCTTGAACATAAAGGGGTTTGACCCGAACTTGGTAAAGGACGAGTACGAGTAATGAGGCACAGGGAAGTTGACGAACTCGCCAACCAACCCCTCGTCTTTAACCTTGCTTATCAGCGTCGGTTGCGTCAGCGTTCTCAATTTGGATTTCCGCTTCGCTTTCGGGGACTTCTTGGTTTTCGTCGTCATTGTCCTTGTGGTTATCTTTTAATAATTTGCCCATTTTTAGGTCAGAGTTTTCGGCAAGGAGTTTCGCGTCGCTTATTCGGCTGTCGCGGTTATCCTTTTCAATTGCCTCAAATACTGCGCTGTTCTTAGGCAAGAACTTTGCCAACTGCTTAATGGCGGTCTTGCGCCACATTGAGAGTTCAGGGTCGTTGGCAGGGTTCCAAGGGCTGAACTTGCTGTCCTTGCTCTTGGAAAACTCCTTGAACTTCATTACGTCTTTTTGACCGAGAACCTTAAAGGCTCTCTCGCCGCTTGGGAGCGTTGCAACCGCATAGACACCGATTGGCTTGCCCCTATCCTCAAACACCTTTGGGCGGTGCGTGAGCGTTGGATTTAAGCCCGACTGGTAGTCAAACTCGTCGTTCTCGTACACCACGTCGGCGTTAATGCTCTGCATACCTGCTCGGTACAGGAGCGTAATTACGCCCTGATACCCCAATTGGAACTGCGCCTCGTATCCCTGCTCACCTTTCTTGTAAGGGAGCACATATGCCTCGCCTGAAACGTTTGAGGGGTACAGTTCGTACTCCGCGCACGTCATAAAGGCATTGATTAGGGAACCTTTATCGCACTCCATAAGTTTTGGCGTCTTTTTGAGTGAGTACACTACCGACGACATAAACTTCATTACGCGCTCCTTGTCGCCTCGGAAAAAGTTGTTGATTGCTTTTTCGTGCTCCTTGGAGAGCGCGACGCGGAAAGCGTCAATGGGAGTGAGAGCCACAGCCTTTTGTCCACTGTCCTTACTATTGTCCTTTGTAGTCATAGGGTATAATGGAGAGGCTAACTTGTAAGATTTGGTTTCTACGAACGGGTACCTGTTTGCGCAGGTGCCTTTTCGTTTTTCGGGTGGAACTTGTCGTACACGCGCCACGCCTCAAACAAAGCCTTAAGCCCGTTGGGGCGCACCCGTTGCAACTCGCTCAACCTCGCTTTCTTAATATCTCCGTCGTACTTCTCAAGGAGAGAGTAGAACGTGATACCTTTTGCTTTTCTTGTAAGTGTTGTTTTCATTTTAGGTTGATTTCTTTGCGTTTTTCCAACGCTTCTCAACCAACTTTTTCATATGGTCTTTGCCATACTTCTTGACCACCGCCTTGCCACCTTTGCTCTGTATGCTCGGTTCAGGCTTCTTGGTCTGTTTGGTTTTACTCATAGTTGAGAGTGATTGCTAAGTTTTTAATGTCGTACCGACCACCGACTTTTTATAGTATATGCGTCCTGCCGTATTACGGCAAGCCGTATCCCTGTGGATAAGTCGACGCCTATTCCCTGACAACAAACTATTTTCGTGTGCCATAATGAACGAATGAACAAAACAGATTTTCTTACGCAGTTGCGCCTTGCATTACGATTTGGAGCAAAGCGAAAAACCGTTTCTTGTCGCTGCCGCCGTTGTTGCGATGAAAAACAAAAGCGTCCAAATACTCCTGCAAGTGCTTCTTAGAGACGACCTTGTGAGTGCCAGTGATTGAGCGTTTGATGTGCGACCAGAACGCGTCAATCGTGTTGGCGTACACATCGCCGCGAACGTACTCGCCCTTGCTGTGGTCTACCGTGAGACGGTTGAAGCCCAAAGCAACTTTATCCAGTCGGTTGGTCTTGTCGGTCATTAGGCGAGTGCCGTGCGGTTCCACCACCTCGGCGAGAAAGTCGCCGTGCGTCTTGGCTGTACTGTCGGGGACTATCATTAGGCGTGCCTTTCCTCCGCGCTCAATCGCTCCCATCACCACGGACTTTGCCGCCATCGCTTCTTTCTGCTTCTCGTTATACTTGCCCGATTTGTAGCGACCTCCGAAATACGCCGTATCCATCTCCACCGTGCCAGAGAGTTTGCCATCCTGTTTGAGTGCTTTGCGGATGAGCGAGAGCATACGCCACGCGGTCTTATAGGTAACGGCTAACTGTCGCTCCATTTCCTTTGCAGATACGCCGCTCTTGGCGTTTGAGAATACCCAGAGTGCGTGCCACCAGAGCGTCAAAGGCGTGTCGCTTTTGTGGAATATCGTCCCTGCGAGGGGCGCAATCTGAAAACGGCACTTGGAGCAGTAGAACTGCTTTCTGCCCTTCACAGGTGCGTATATGCCGCAACAGGAGCACTCACGGCTATGGAGCGTATCAAAGGCGAACTCCAAGCATTTTTGGTCTGTCGGGAAGTCCTTGCGAAGTTGTTTTAGTCCGTATTTCATACGCTATTTGTTTGCCTCGTAAAACGCTTGCGCGAACTTTTGAGAGCAGAGCGAACGGAACTCCATTGTATTGCTGGGGCGAGGCAAACCTGCAAACTCTGGTATTAGGTCAAATGCGTTCAGGTTTAATTGATACATTTGCGGCTTACCAGTATAGCGGTTATGCTTCGTTGTACTTTTTCGGACGTACAACTCTGGTATTTTCGGGACATCCTCCCACTTTTCGTAAACACGTTTTGGCTCATTAAACCATCCCCACAATGCGGTCTTTTTTGTCCACGGAGACCCGAACCACCACGGCTGATATACATAGTCAGGTGCGCCAAGATAGTCCTTTAGTGCGCCAGTCGCAGGATTTTCAATAACCCAGAAGTGGGGACTGCACTCGGCGATAATGCGCTGGCACTCCTTCACAAGAAACAATCCACTGTAGCCGAGCCGTGGCTTGCCGCCAGAACGAGCGATTGAGAACTCGGTGCAGGGAGGATTGGCGATTATGCCGTACACATCCTTTGGAGGATGATAGTTTTCTACGCCGATGTCCGAACCGACGAGAATGACATTGTATCCAGCGTCTCGGTAGGGCTTGCTGTCGGAACCCGTATCGGCGCACAAGTGCAGTATCGTTTTACTCATAAATGGCTTATTTATTGACTAATACAGCCATTATATACCCTTAGAGTTTGTTGTCAAGGGATACCTGTTGATAAGTCCCGAAACGGTAGCATAAAGTAAGGACAACTTGGGGATATTCGCGGTATAATGTGTGTATGAAAAATTATTTGGCAGTCCCAAAGACACTCTCCAAATATCGCAACGTGCAAACCGAGTACGGGGGGCGCCAATTTATGTCCAAAAAGGAAGCGGAATACGCAATGCAGTTGGACTTTATGCGCAAAGCCACCTCCCCCCGTGATAAGGTCGTGGAGTGGGTGCCGCAGGTGCCGTTTCAAATCGTGCTTAATGGCAAGAAAATCTGCCGCTACATTGCCGACTTCAAAGTAACGTACGCCGACGGGCGCATTGAAATCGTGGACGTTAAGGGTGTGCGCACTGACGTATACCGCCTCAAAAAGAAACTCGTTGAGGCGCAGTACGGCATTGAAATAATTGAGGTGTAACAAAGAGGGGGGTGCCACAATGGACACCCCCCTTTCCTAATTCGGGAAGTAAACGAAGTCCCCAAAGAACCAGTCAAAGAGGAGTAGTTGTACTTCCAAAGCGACCACCTCCTTTCGGTTGAGAGCCTACTTTATTTTACCAAGCAATGCCTCAACTGCGGTTATGTGCGTCCTGATTTCGTCCACAATCGCGCTGTTGCTCGTTTGAGCAGGCGGCACGGGTGTTGGTTCAGGTGCAGGCGCCTCCTTAAGCAGGTCTCGCGCCCAACTGTCAGGCAGGAGGTTCCCGTAGCAGGACTTCACGGCAAAGGTGCGGTGAGGCACAACGTTGGCGAGAGGTATGCTGTATTGCTCCATTTTTGCCTTTAGGAGCGTCTTGAGGGCGTCTACCTGCGCCTGTGTCGGCTTGGTAACGTCAAAGTTCCCTGCGAGGCAAATACCGAGGCTAGAGAGGTTTTTGCCAATGGTGTGCGCACCCTCGTCGGTGTCTGCGCGACCCTGCGTAACCTTGCCCGTCTTATCAATGAAATACTGATACCCAATGTAATGCCCGAGGGACGACTTAAAGTTCCATTTGAGGCGGTGCCACTCGTCAACAATCTCAAATGTTTGATTTGAGGTATCTGCTTTCGGGTCGGCGTCAGAGCCTCCGCAATGATGAACGATTAGCCACTGTGGTTTGTTAGTTGCCATTTTGTATTGCGGTTAATTTCTTAATAGACGTAGTACCGAACACGCCCGTCGGTATCGTCAGTCCCCACGGTGCAAGCACCTCGGAAGCGTAGGCATTTTGGAACGCCTTTACAGCATCCTCCGTCCACGTCCCGAAGTAGTCAGTGGTGTAACTCAACTTGAAAAAGCCGAGGTACTTAAGCCACTCTTGGAGTGCCTTAACGTCGGCGCCCGACATACCGTTCTTGAGCGTGCGCGTGAACGTGTACTTTGCAGGCTTAGGGGTTGCAGGCTTTGGCGCCTTGACCGTGAGAACGCCTTTGACTGCCCACGGTATCGGATAGTCCCACGCCAACTTTTTGTTGAGTGGGTCGTAGGTGTCGTAAGTGAGAGTTGCGACTTTCTTTTCCGAGCCGTGAGAGCAGGTTGCGTGCTGTATCTGCTCAATGCCGCAAGCGTGGACGATACTTTCAACGCCCCAACCGCCGCACACAGGAGTTGCAATGTGGACTGGTGCCTGCTTAAGCGCCTCTGCGATAACGTCAGGATTGCTTATGCCGTACAGAATGAACTCGTAGGCGACTTCAAAAATATCAAGGAACTTGAGCGCCTGCGCTTTCTGCTCCGTGGTTACTTTCGTGCGGTCAAGCCATTCCGCAATGGTCTTAAAGTCCTCGGGTTTGTATCCCTTAGACTGCGGCAAAACGCCGTGCTTGCGTATGCTGTCCCACACCGAGCCGAAGTCATTACCCTGCGTCGTGGTACCCGACATTACTGCCGTGAACCAGTCAGAGAGGTTGAGGTTTCCGTTGTCGTCAATGTAGCCCCACTCCTTGAGTAGAGCGAGTGCGTCTGCGGCAATGTAGCCGTTCTTGCGCAACCAATTAAACTGCATTTCAAGCGAGTTGAGTGCAGAAAAGGTCGTGCAACTCATTGTGTCGTACTTGATTGTGTACTGCTTCTCACCCGTAGGGGTGTAGTTGAACCAGTCGCCGTTCGGCAAGCGAACGACGGGAGCGATACCAGTTTCAGCACCGAACTTAAATGCTTTCGGTGAGAGAGGGACAATGAGTATGCCTGTGTTTTTTGCGATTTCAGGCATAGGCGTTAAGCTGCGTCCCTGTCGGCTGTGCCAGTTGGCGTTGACTTAGGGAGGAGTTTAATAATCAAAGCCCAAATACCTGACGCCTGTATTGCAATCTGCGTCGCAGTCTTAACGATTTCGGGGTGTCCTGCGAAGTAAAAGTAATTCGCTCCTGCGACTACAAAAGCAATCGCAATGAGCAAGCCACGGAATAGGTAGTCTTGCACGACGGGGTTAGTAACCTTGAGCGCTATGCCGCGCTTCACGAGTTCAAACACGACTGCCACAATCGCGCTGACCTCAAGTAAAAATGTTGCGTCCATATGAATAATTTTGCTAACTAATAATAAGACTTTTCCTTTGCCCTCCAAGCCGTAATGTCGCTCCAACACGGCTTACTAGGGTTCCAGTCCCTTGTACCATTAAGATTATACAACCTTAAAGCGTAAGCCGCATTACCCTCCTCTGTGTATATGTCAAAACCGAGGCGTTTTGCCTCCTCTGCGTGGTAATACTCGTTAATTTGGAAGCGCCCAATATCACGGCTCCAAACGTACTTTTCCGTGGTCGTAGAGCCGTCAGAGAGGGTAACGACACGGGTACGGTAGTTAAGCCCAACCTTGGACTGGTTGTCGCGGCTTTCGCACCAAGAAATGTCCAAAAGCACCTGTGGGAGTTCTTGGTCAACGCTCTTTGGCGTACTTACCCTTACAGGCGTACTCGTGCTGTTAGTAGCAAGCGTACTTGTAGCCAATGGTGCTTCTGTCTCTTTTTGCGATTGTGCGTGCTCGGGAACAAAGAGTGAAACTATGATTGCAATTGTGAGCAAAAGTACCGCGAGGTACCAAGCCCATTTTTCTGATTTCATTGCCTCTTAATTTTACCAATTTTCGGAGTCGGAAACACCCGACTTGTGAACAATGGGGAAAACTTTACTTGCTATTTCCTCGGTTTTCTGTAACCCCCTACAATCAAAGCCTTGTCTAGCAGGTCATTCTTTGCGTCCTCAATCAGTTTCGCTTTCTTTTCGTCGTCAGCCCTCTTGTAAGTAAACGAGGTCGTCAACGTCGTAAGGCGCTTGTTAAAGTCGTCCTTGAACTTCTGAATGGTTGCGTCGTACTTCTCGGGCTTGCCCTTTGCCTCCATTTGAGACTTGAAATCCTTGACCCTCTGTGAGGTCTTTTCAACGTCGGTGATTGACGGCAGGTTGCCCGTGCTCTCAAGGCGCGTGAGTTCAGCGACCACGGCATTGTCGGTGGCAGTCTTTACGCGAGAGCCAAAGAGGAATGTTGAAAGCGCACCCTCGTTCTCAACCTTTGAGCCGAGCACGTCCACCTTGGCAGGGAGTTGGTTGCGCACGACAGGGAGTTTCGCCTGTACGCGCTCAACAGGGTTCTTGCTGTCGTATTTGCGCTCGTATGGGTCGGTTGCCTTGCCAATGTCGTACACGATTGCAGGAACCACGCGAGAGGAGAGGAAATCAGCCGCAGTAACGCCCAAGCCCTGCAAGGTTTCCTTGCCCTGATCCTCGGCAGTTTTCTTGGTATCCGACACCTGCTGTACGTTATCTTGGAACGACGTAAGGAGGTCGCTGACTGCTTGGAATGACGGGAACTTAAGCGCCTGAATACCGACGCCCTGTGCGTATTTATACGCTGTATTTACAAGCCCGTTTCCGTACTTGCGTGCATAGAGAATACCAACGAGAGGTGCGGCAATGGCGCCGAAGTAGTCAAGGGAAATCCATTTGTCCCCGATACGCAATGAGTTCGGCGTAGCCCTCTGCAAGCGCAAGAGTTCCTGTTCCTTTGCGGTAACAGGGTACTCGCCTATAAAGTCGTCAGGGTCAAACATTGCGCTGATAATGACCGCAAGAGAAAGTCCCAAGCCCGAGCGCACGAAGTCGCGCACCACCTGCTTGAGTGGGTCTTTGTTGCCGAGGCGTGCGCTCTCAAGGGCGCCCTTAAGGTTCCACATACCGCGTATCGCTGACACGCCCGAAGCGTCAATACCTGCTCCCACAACGTTTGCAGGGGTCTTAACGAACGGCATTAACTGGTCGCCAAGTCGCACGTCGCCTGTTGCGGTGTTCACGATTTTGCGGATTGCAAGCGCAAGCGTTGAGTAGTAACTGTCGTTTTGATAGGTGGCATAGTTTGCGTCTGCAATCGCCTGTGAGCGCACATACTGCCCCTCCTCGGTTGCAGGGTTAAGGCTCGTAGCGTCCTTAAAGATTTCCAAGGCACGCTTCTTGAGCGCGTCGCCCTTAAGTCCCTCCTCCTTTGCAATCTTGGTTGAGGCAAGGTTTGCGCTGTCGCCAAAGTGCGCGGCAGAGAAAGCAACGTCAGGTGCCGCCATTAACTTTTTGAAAATGTTGTCCTCGTAGAAACGACCAATCTTGCGCACGGTACCCTCGCCTTGGCTCTGTATAACGTCCTCACCAAGAGTACGTTCGTTGTCGTCCAAGTGGAGCATACGGGTTACGTCGTAACCGCTTTCCTTGAACACCTTGTTTGCGTACTTAAAATACTTTTTCGCGTAGTCAGAGTTGGTGCCTTTGAATTGCGTTGAGGTAAAGCGGCGCTCAAGTGCCTGCTGAATACCCTGTGTGGTGTTGCCAATGATGTTGGTAAGAGGGGACTTGATTGAGGCAAGCATATTTCCTCTCGCCACCGTTGAGGAAAGAATACGAAGCCCTGACGACGGTGCAAGCCCGTGCAGGTAGTCAAACATTTCGCGTCGCGCCTTAAAGTATTCCACGCTTGGCAGTCCGAACTCGTTGTCAGAGGGCTTGTTCGCAATCTCCTCAAGTTTCGCCGCTTTTTCTGAAATGTTTTTTGCCTCCTCGGGACTGATAGTAACGCCCAATTTCTCGGCAACGAGGTCGCCAAAGAAACTGTCTGCGTCGGCAGGGTTGAGCACGCCGAGTTCGTCCAACTGGTTAATGGTGCGCATTACGTTCTTGTACTTCGGCGTTTCCTTTGCCTTGGTACCAAACACCTGTTCAGCCCACGACTTAAGCGCGGTTTTCTGTTGGCTCACGAGCGCCTTTTCAAAGAGGGCATTAACGCTCTTGGCGGTGCCTTTATCAAGGTAATTCGTAAAGAGTTCCTGCCTCTGCTTAGAGGACATTTCGGTAAGTTGCTGAATGTTGAAATCGCCTGCTTTTGCGCCTGCGAGGAGTTTCTTACTTAGTTCTTTTGGTATACAAAGCATATAAATATATTAACAAGTAAGGCTATCAATAACGTTCTGCGCGAGGTCGGCGGCAGTCAACTTGCGCTTCACGGTCTGCTTAATGTTCTCGGTTCCCTCTTTTATTTTCGCCTCAACGCCCTGCGCCTTGGTCTCTGCCTTGTTGCGAGTGAGGAATTGGAACTTGGTTTTGCCTGCCTTTTCAAGGCGTGCGGCAAGCACCTGTTGCATAAAGAAATGGGGGCTGTTCTCGTTGAACCTGCCGCGCTCTGCGACGATTTCCTGACCACGACGGGTCTGACGAAGCGAACGTGAGCGCTCCAACTGTGCCTGCAACGCATAGTCCTTGCTCTCCGACGCTTTCTCCGCAAGGGCAATACTGATTGCCGTTTCAGTAACGCCCTCGGGCGCACCCTGCAATCCAAGCGCAATGCGCTTTGCCTCCTTGGGGTACTTCTCAATGAACTCAAGCGCCTTGGCGGTGTCCTCTGCAAGGTTCAAGCGGTTGTAGTTCACGTCAAAGTCGGCGTATTCTCCCAAACGCTCCTGCACACGCTGAAATGCCCGAGAGCGCTTAACTTCGCCCTTGGTCTTAACAGGCTTTTTCTCTACCTGATTTTGGCTCGTGTTGCGGATAACAGGGGCGTTGCTTTGTCGCATATCCCACTGTCCCGTTTCCTTGTTGAACTTGCCGTTGACGGCACGCTCAACCATAGTCGGACGGTCTTTGGTGTCGTACTTTTTCTTTGCTTTCTCAAGCGGTATGCGCTCAATGCGCTCCCCGTCCTTGGTAACTTCAAAGTACATTTTTCCCGTTTTCTTTGAACGAGTGAACCGCGCCTCTGCCTTGCCCTGCGCCTCGCCTTTCTGTGAGTATTGGGTCGTGCGATACACACCTGCACGGGTCTTTTCTACGTTCGGGCTGACCTGCGTTTTTTCTTGTGCATTAGACTTTACAACGGCAGTTTCACCCTCCTTTTGTGGCTCAATTTGGGCATTTTCTGCGCCTTTTTCTTGTTTGACTTTGACTTCTTTTACCTTGGTCGGCTTCTTGATTTCCTGCTGTATCTCTTTGAGTTTCGCCAACTCCTCGCCCTGCGCGTTTGGCAACTGCGCCTTGACCCACTCAAGTATTTGCTTCTTGCCTGCCGCGATAGCCTCCTCCTTGGTGGCGTAGGTCTCGGTGTTTATGAACGGCGACTGCACGCTATTGCTCTGCGTGTCGGCGCTAAACGAGTACGAGAACTTGCCGTCGGGATATTGGACGGTCTCAATGGTTGCAAGGGGGTTTTCCTGCGTGTCGTCTGATATGTAAACTGGTCGCTCTTTAACAGCCTTTTGGTAGTCGCTCAACTGGTCTTGGACGATTGCGAGGCGCTGTGCAATAGCGTCGTTCTGTGGGTCGTTTGCCGCCTCCTGCGCGAGAGTTACTGCCTCGTCGCGTACCTCTGCAAAATTGACGTTAAACTCGCCCTTGAGCGTGCCTTTTGGAGCCTCTGCGCCACCTCCCGTGGTCGTTTCAAGGTTCTTAACGGGCTGTAATGAACCCTCGCCCTCACCGCCTCCAAGCACCTTACCTGCGCCCGTAGCCGCAATCGTGGTGCCTGCACCTGCCAAGCCTCCAATAAGGAACTCGTCAGTCATTTGACCCGTCTTAACGTAGTCAGTGAGCGCCTTTACCACCGCCTGCTTTTCAGCCTCGGTTTTCGCGTTCTTGTAGTCGTTACCGTACTTGAGGAACGACTGCGCCACTTCGGTACCGCCCTCGGTTGCGAAACCCTTTGCGCCCTGTGCCGCGAGGCTCTTAAGCGTTACTTCCGCACCCTCCTTAGCGAAACTCTTGAGCGCACTTTCTGCGACGCCCGAAAGCACCGTGTCTCCCACGGTATCAATGGCAATGTTCCCGAGCGACGTAACCTTGCCCTTTTCCTGACGCTGACTTTCAGCCGAAATAGGTGCGAAGTAGGCGAGTGAGACTGCCTGACCTGCCTTTGGGTTGCGCGTGATGTATGAGGTACCGACTGCAAGCAATGCGCCGATTGCCGACTGCACGCCGCTATCCTGTAAACCGTACAAAATCTTTTCCCAACGTGGGTTGTTTGGGTCTTTGCTCTTTGCCACAAGCGCGGAATACGCCTCGTCATAAGTCTCGTCCCCGATTGCCTTAATGCCTGCGTAAATCTTAAGAGGCACGTTTGAGGTGGCATTGTAGACGGCGCCCGTAATCTTTTGACCAACGCTTGAGTTGAGGAACTTAATAAGCGGAACCTCTTGCTGTGCGTCCTCAAGGATTTTCGCCTTTTCGTCAGGTGTTTTGGCGTTGTTGTACGCGGTGAGTTGCGGCGTGGTATAGGTGTTCTTGCCCGTAATAGGGTCTTTGGTGATAGTACCCTTGCCGTACATTAACTGTTGCATTTTGAAACTCGCCTCGTCGTTCTTTTTCTGCTGTTCGTTGAACCAATTGCCAACGCTCGTCGCAACTTTCGTAACGACGTTTACTGCTTTATCAAAGAAACTCTTAGGCTCCTCGGGTTTTGCGGCACTCTCAACCTGCACCTGCTTGGGAGTAGGCTTGGGTGAGTTCGCAAAGATATTCTCAAGAGGGTCGGCACTGACTGTTCTGCTCTGACTACTATTGGCAGGATTTTTCAGTTTGTCCTTGTCCTCTTGGGTATCCCCGAAAATGTTGTCTAGGGAGCCAAAGGTTGCCATATTTTTAATCTATATATTTTGAACTAATGCCCACTACGTCGTAACTTTCAGGGTTGACGTAGGTTTTCGCAAAGCGACTATCAAAGTCGTCTGCCGAGTACCCTGCATTGACCCAAGCGCGGCGTGCCGTCTTGTAGTCCTCGGGAGCAACATACCCGTCCGAGCCTGCACGACCTGCCAACTGCGAAGCGACCTTTTGCGCGTTGCTCTTGGTCGTTTCAGCCTCCGTCGGCTTGCTACCGCCCGACACGTCCACGTTTCCGACGCGCATTGACTGCGTAGTGAGTGAGCCGTCAGGGTTGCGCATAATAACGTCAACGTACTTGCTACCGTTGCTCTCACGGGTCGTGGAGGTAACAATGTCGGCTTTAGGGTTCTTGCTCTGCAAGTTCTGGTAGAAACCAACGGGCAAGCCTGCCTGCATTTCCATTTTCGTAAGCGACAACTTTTGGTCGTCAGTGAGAGAGGAAACGTCAGTACCGCCCGACTGAATGGAGTTGTAAATAATCTGCGCGTTTGCGCGTGCATTGTCCTGCTCACGCTCTGCGTCGCTCTTTTCACTGTCAGCAATACCCTTGACCGTGTTAAAGAGTTGGAGGTTTTGGCTGAACTGCGTGTTGTACTCGTCAGAGGCAGTCTGATAGTCCAACTTCTTGAGGTTCATAATGTTGTTCACCACGTCGTACTTCGTCTTGAGTTGGTTGGTGATGTAGTCCTTTTGGCGAAGCACGCTGTCCAAGCGCTCGTTTGCGGCTCGTTCCTCCTCTCCGACACGTCCCTCAATGACGTTCATTGCGACGGGCTTGCCCTCCTCGTTCGCTTTCTGCTGACGGAACTGTGCGCGTATTTCATTCTCCTGATTTGTCAGGTCGCTAAGGCTACTCTCAAGGTCAGAAATGCCGTTTGAGGCAAGGAGCGAGTTGTAGGTGCTCTCAAAGTTTGGAGCAGTCGGCTTGGTTGAACTGCCGAGAATTGTTTTTTGGAGGTTGGCGAAAATGTCCTCATAGGACTGCGTTGAGGAGCGTACGGGTACGTCAGAGGTCTTTGCCGCCGCCGCTTGGTCTGACGACTGGTTGGCGTTGATGTAATCCTTTGCGCTTGCAAGGTCAGTAACCGCAGTCGTGGACTTCGGTGCGCTACCCTTTTTGAGCGCCGCAAGGAGTGCGGTGTTATCTGCCGCCGTACCTGAATAGTTGGTAATGCCGTACTGCGTTGCAAGCGAAGCACGGGAACTGTAACTACTGTCCTTTCCTTGGGACTTGAGGTAGTCAACGACTGATGTATCTACGTTTAAGTTTGCCATAAATTATTTTTTAATTAGTGTGTACTCCGTATCTAAAACACCCCCAATCGCCCGTAAGAGGTGGAGCAGTACCACCCCGAAAAAGGACGGTCTGCCGTGTGGTCGCTTTGGAAATAGAACTATGAGGCGCTTTGAAATGCCCAACTTTTTGCAGAGGGCGCGTTCACCCTCAAAATAAGCCTTAACCTTAAGGTCAATCTCGTTTTTGGCTTTTGTTTTGGTGGTTTTCACGTTCATATTTTATCACTTATCCTTGTAATTGTAGAGCAAGTATCCTGTGTATTACTACTGTGGGTACTCAAACACAGTGAAGTAAAAGTCATTGTTCTCAAGCACGTCCGACAAGTTTGCTATACGGACGGTGAATGAGTTTGACCCGTGGCTACTTACAGTAATGTTTTTGACCGTAGAGGCACGGGGCGTTACCTGCACGCCGTAGTCCTGATGTCCAAAGTTGTGCGTAATCGTGTATACGCCCGTTGAACCGTTGCTCACCGAGAACGGCACAAAGTTGTCGTCGGTGATTGAGCCGCTTTCTACGCGCCCATAGTAGATAACGGGTTGGTCAATTCCTTGGTACGTTTCTGTTCCGTTATGCCAAAAATCACGCCATTGGACGCTGATATTGCCGAGGTCAATACCCGACGAAAACGGCGAGAAATGGCGGTTGGCATAGTCCATAATGAACCGCACCGACCCATTGAACAGGAACGCGATTACGCCTGTTGAGCCTGCGTCAAGGTATAGGTTTGCGCTTGAGGTTTGAGCCTTAATCCAAAATGCGGTGGTATCAGCGTATACCTGCGCGACCTGCGTACCTGCCGAGTTGTAATAAGAGGCAAGCGTTGAGGCAAGCACAACCCTCTGACCGCTAGTTGCAGTTGAAAGCGTAGTACCAGTAATAGTTGAGCCAGTAATTGTACTTGCTGACATACTCGCCGCCGCGATTGAACCTGTGAAATATGCGTTTCCTGCGCTGTCAATATAGAAAGTGGTTGAGCCTGACTGACGCCCGTAAATGCCGTTGCTATCCACGCGCACGCCGTTCGTCGGGAGGCTCTTGCTTGAAAGTTGGCTGTTGAGGAAGCCCTTAATGATTTCACCGCTTGAATTAAGCCCGTCCTTGGCATAGGAAGCACCCAACACCTCGTTAAACGTGGTCTTTGCGTACGTTGAGCCGTTTGCAATGTCGTCCAATGAACCACCAATCGTCCCGAGAGTAAGCCCCGTAGCGACGATTTCACCCGTCATAGACACGCTGAAAGGCGCGTCCTCAAAGCGCTCGGCTCCAAGCCAAAGCCCCTGTTGGTCAACGCGCATTACGCTTGACCCCATACCAACCTGCAACTCGTTTACGTCCCTGAAAAAGTCAGAGCCATAACGACTGTTGCTCTCGTCCTCAAGGGGCGAGAACGGTACGTCGGTGAAAGGGTTTATTGTCTCGTTTTCGGTGGTGTTTGCCATATGTTTTATTCGTCGGCAGGACGACGCTGACGAGCAAGCGCCCTGCGCTCCTCGTTGTCCTCACCTGCCTTTTTTGCTGACTGAATGGTTGTACGCAAGTCCTCAACCTTGGACTGCTCCTCGGCGCCCCTTGCCTCCTGCTCGGGCATAGTTTCTGCTATGTCCTGCTCAAGAGTTTGCATTTGCTCAAAAGACGCCTGCTCCTCGGCGCTCAACTCAACTATTGGGTTTTTCTCCTTAGTTTTAGCCATATTATGTGTTGATATTCGCCTCAACCATTTCAAGTTCAGGTGCGTCGTTGCCGTCGGCAACCAAGTTGATTTTCAACTGCGCCCGTACTGCGTCGTTCACGTCCACGCTCGTTGAGGTGAGCATACGTTTTGCGTCAACCTTTGAGGAAATGGCGCTACCGAACGACGTGTCTGCGTTCACTTTCTTTTGAATGGTAATTGACGTGTCCTCGGGGAGCGAACGGTACGCCGCGTGTACCAAGCCATAGTTCAAGAGCGCGGTGCGGTCAGCCATAATCACTCGCGTAACAAGGTAGGCGAGTGCCGCCTTTGCGGTGAGGTCAAGAATGTCAACGCCGTACGTTGTGCCGCCGTTCGTATCTTTCCAAGAAACGGTGAATTGGTCGCTTGAAACAGGGCAAATTGCGCCAATCTCAATGCCTGCAAGGTGTCCAGTAGAAATTGCATACTCAAGGTTCAAAATGAACGGATAGTTGCGGTTCGTACGCGCAAGCGAGTACACGCCCTCGTTCGCAGGATTGCCCGACACGTTTGAGAACCCAAAGAGCGGCATACCGTTGAAATTGAACTTGGCGTTTGGGTGAACGTATCCCTTGGCGGTGCCAGTATAAAGCCCCTTAACGACCTTGTATTCCTCAAGCGAGGTGCCGTTGTAGAGGTATAGACTGCCCTTGGTTCCTGCGTTCACAATCACGTTGTTGTCGGTATCAAGGAAGCAGTTAACGCCCACTTCGGGGATAGGGTCAGAGGTTGAAAACGACACGCTCCAAGTGTTCCACCTGATTATTTCGGTCTCGGTAACGTTGTCTGAAATGTAGGTACCAACGAGCAAGTCCGTGTTCATACGCCCAAGGCTCTTAATCCTCAAAGGAGCCGCAATATCAAGGGCGTTTGCAGAGAATGTGCCTGCGTCAACCTGCGCGACGTAGTTCTTGTCTCCAATGTAGAGCACGAGGTTTACAACGCGCATTGGGTGCCAATCGGCGTCCCCGTTCGTGAACGTTGCCCAATTGTCGTTACGAGTGCTCCACGCAGAGCCAATTTGCCACCTGCCGAGGCGGTTCTGCATTGCGTAGTAGATATAGCCTTGGTACTCCTTAGCGTCCAAGACGCCAATGTTTCCTGCGGAAGGGGCTACGGTTGCCTCAAGCGCCCAAGTACCGCCCGAGGTGCGCGACCATACTTTGCCGTTGGTAGAGCCGAAATGATAGGTCTTGCCGTCAGAGCAAGGAACCGAGGCTTTAACGAAATCGTCAACCAGTGTGCCACTCTCCTTGGTCAGCGCTTGGTTGACCTTAATGACACCTGCCTCCGAGTGAATATCCAAGCCGACAGCCTCCGCAACGCTGTTTTCAGCGCCCAAATAATCGCTGTCTGCGATACCACCGAGATTTAGGTTTTTGATTTCAATTTTAGCCATATTATTTTGCGAGTTTATCCAAGATTACCGCCTGTTGGACTTGCAGGTTTTGTATCTGCTTTTGGTTCTGCTCAACCAAAACCATTGTGTCCTTAAGGCTCTGCGTCAGGTATTGGATATGCGCCTCGTGGTTTGTGTTGATTATGGAAATATCCTTTTGAATGAGGGATACGTCCTGCTTCATTTGGTAATAGGGCGCGACCACGCCCATTACGAACGCAACAATGGACAACACGAACTTTGCCTCCGTTGAGAGGACAGCCCTAATTAGGCTTGCGCTCGTTGTCTCTTGTTTGTTGGTTCTTTTGCTCATAAGTTGGTAATGATTATTTGTTAAATTGCCCTTGCTTGCGGCGTCCACACGCCCTCCTCACGGGGTTGTGCAGTCCAAAGCCCACCAACTTTACGCAGAGGCTTTGGAATTGAGAACGTTGCAACAAGCGTGGTTGCCGTAATTTCAACGTTCCTGATTGCCGTAATTGTAGGCGTCGGAACAGTGAACGTTGCCGAGAGTACCCCTGCTGAAATCATTGCATTTTGCTCGGCTGAAACCGTCGTGCTTTGCAGGCTGAAAGTGGCAGAAAGCACGCTTGCCGCGATACTTACGTTCCCAATCGCTGAAATAGTAGGTGCAGGGGTTGAGAAAGTAGCCGACAGAACGCTTGCAGGGTGGCTGTAATCGCCCCTAAACGTCGCTGTGGGCTGTGAGAACGTCGCTGTGAGCACTCCGACTGCAACAGAGGCTCCACCACCCACCGTAGGGCTTTGTACGCTGAATGAGGCACTAAGAATCGAGGCGTTAATGAGCGCGTCGGGGGTAATGATATTCGGGGCAGGAATAGAGAACGTCGCCGCAAGCACGCTAGGGCTGACCGTCGCACCTCCCGAAATGGCAGGTGCTTGGGTTGAGAACGCCGCAGACAATACGCTCGGTGTTACGTTTGCAGTACCAGTTACCGTCCTCGTAGGAACCGAGAACGTGGCAGAGAGGACGCTTGCTGACACAGTTACGTTCGTAGCGGCGGCAGACGCAGTATAGAAAGTGCTTGCCGAGTTTTGGTTGCGGTATTCAGTAAGGAGCCAGTTGGCAGAACGGGTAACTGCGGCAATGCGCACTTCGTCCATTTTTCCGTTCAAAAGTAATGTTCCTTTATCATTCGGACGTGTCGCAATAGTGAAATCGTCTGACGACGAACCAGTAAACATATTGCCCGACTGCGAATCAGAACCGTCCGTTGCTCCGTCAAGGTAGGACTGAATTGTGGAACCGTTGTATGTAAATGCAATAAAGTGTACGACACCTTGCGTAAGGGCTGTGTTCATTTGGAACTCAACGTTTGAGCCAGTCGTAATTTCTGGTTTCCAATAGTAGGTTGAACCTGACGCACCAGTGGTGCGTATGCCGTAATGACCACCACCAAGATTTCTTTTACCGAAACCTGTTTTATCGTTTGCGGCTACATCTGCACAACCCCAAAATGAACCAGTAAATGCAGTTCCGCTTATCCCATTGAGTGCCGAAGTAGGAGAAGTCTTTGCAAGGTAGTCAGCAGAACCGTCAAAAGCCTGTCCTTTAGCAACTTTCACGCTAGGAGCCGTGATTGCCATACTGTTTCCTGTCAGGTCGTTGCCGTTTCCTGTGCTATCCAAGTAGCCACCTGCATTGTTGTTTACAGCCTCTCCGAGGTGCCAAACTCCTTTATAGTCGCTCCATACAGCGTTGCGTCCATAGGTACTAGAGACAGAGGGTTCAGAGGAGGTGCCATCAGCGTAGATATGTATTTCGGTATCAACCGTTGAGGACAGGGTGCCTGTGTACTTAATGTGCATTTCACCCGTCTGACCTGACGTATCACAGGAAACAACCTCACGAGGCAACTGCGTTGTGTCGTCGCTCTTATATACCCGTATATCACCACCACCATTGGCTACCACTGACCAGAAACTTGACGGCATATTCGCCAAGTCAACATAAATAGGAAAGTCCGTCAGGTCTGCGGCTACCTTTGTGTGGTCAATTATTATTTTCGCAACGTAAGTCATTGTATTTTGAGTGCTTAAGCACTCACTACTGGTCGTGTACGTTGGCGATTTACTGTTTCCAGTATAACGCACCCGAGCCAGTGTGTGAGGGCTTGAACAGGCGCCTATCCACCCCTGCAACGTCGCTTAGTTCAGGTTCAAGATACCCTCCGAGTTCCACGCAATCGTGAAAGTTCCTGCGGTAGATACCTTGTCTGCTCCAAAGTCAATGTAGCAAATGAGAGGTGAGGTGCTTGCAGTACCAGTGCTCTTGTAGATAACAGCCGCACGCGCCGTAATGGTAGCGGTTGACCACGACGTATCTGCCGCGTCAAACACACCCTCATTGTCGGTGTTGTCTGCTGTTACTGTTACCGAGCCAAGCGTTGCACCGCCTGCCGTGTAGCCCGTTCCCGAGACTTCGTCTGTAACGTCGTCAAAGAAATCGTGGGCGTCTTTGTCAGGGGTGTAAGACGAGGTAACAAGAGCCACTTTGATTGTGTCCGTGTCAAGGTCAATTGACCCGTCCATAATCTTTTTCTTGAATGAATTGTAGATTACGTCATCCATAGTGGTTATTCGTTATCCTCGCCAAAACGCTCTGCAAGTTCCTCCTCTCTCTCGGTGATTTTCGCGTCCAACAGAGGCAGTTTTGCCTCGGTGTCGGCACGCTTTTCCTTGAGGCGTGCAATTTCAGCGACAAGCGCCTCCTTGCTCAACTCAATTTCACCGTTTACACGACGGAAACCACGGCGACCCTCCAAGATTTCGCGTACCTTTGCCTGCACGGGTGCAGGGAGGCTTGCGAGTTCTGCCTGTCCCTCCTCGGAACGGCGGTACTCCTTGGACTGTGCGCAGTAGGCTTCTGCCTGTGCTTTGATGTCCTTTTTGTCCATAGCGTTATGGTTAAGGTAGTTAATAATTTGAACCGTCGTTGTAGGGGACTTGCCCCGTATTCTGACGGTCAAGGTTCGTGCCTTTTATGGCATTGAGAACCAGTTGCAGGTCAGCGTCATACTTCAGTTCCTTTTCAGTCAGAGGTATGGGCTTTTCCTTAGAGTTCTTGTAATCAATGACTACCGAACGCGCCCATATCTCGTGAGCCTCCCGAGGCATACCGTGAGTGGTAGTGCTCGGCTGAACCGACATATCGTCAGTAGACGCGAGTTTCGCTTCCGTGAGGTCGGCAGGATATTGGATTGCCCAAAGTTTCAAGCCCTCCTCTACGTCAACGATTTCCTCCCCTGTATAGAGCCACAGAGACTTGCGGAAAATATCAAACTGGTACTTTCCACTGAAAGCCTGCCGTATGTTTGCCTCAACCGTTACGCCTCGGTATTGGGTAAGGTCAAACTCGGTAAACTTCTTGAACTCCGTGCCTCCGTTTGCGACACACGCCTCCACGCCTTTGATGTTGGAGAGAATGTCGCTCGGGAATGAATACTCGCGTACGCCTGCTACGAGGTCTCGCAGGTACCACATTCCGAAAATATCCTCATTGGTCTTGGCGATTTCCTTTGCGATTTCGTCTTTTTTGACGTTCGCAATGGCGACCAGTTCAGCGTCGGTCAGCGTATCGCTGTCCGTTTTCGTGTGGAACCTTATGTATGTGGCGAACTCGGTGTATTTCATTGAGGTTCAATTACTCTGATAATGCGCCGTTCTCACCCTCCCTGTCCCACCCCTGCCCACGTAAAGGGGCAGAAAGGGACAAGGAATGGTTGATAGGCTAGGACAACGTAACGGTTGCGGTCTTAGGAATGACGCGCACGCGTACAGTCGTGGAAGCGAGGTTGACACCTGCACCCGTGTTGTTCAACAGGGTAACAGTTACGGTGTCTGCGGCAGTAACCTGCGCAGAAACACCGAGGTCAGCAACGTCCACGCCCATTGACGCCATTACGAAGTCTCCGAGGGCGGCACCAGTTACGGTAACGTCCTTGCTCTCCATATCGCCGTCAGCGATAGAGCCTGCGTCCCAAGTAGCAGAGCCACTCAAGCCGCCGAAGTCTGCGAGCATTGCCGTAAGGAGGGTTTTAAGTTCCTTGTGAGACATTGCCGCGCTGTCTGTAATTACGGGCATAGTTTTAGTTGATTAACTACGTTGATAATTAAGGCTTAAGACAGCGCTTCTTCCGTACTCATACCGTCGTGAGAACGTGGGCGGTCAAGGCGAAACGCCTCTCCTGCCTCCGTGTTTTCGGCGGTCATATTGTAGTGCTTCTCAATGAGGTCAGCGACGCCCTGCGGCACCGTAACGTACTCGCCTTTCGGCAATTCCATACGGTAGCCGTTAATGGTTACGCTTTCAGGAGGGCATTTACCCTTTTTCTCGTTGATACCGAGAGGGATAAAAATGCGCACCTTTGGCTGTTTCGCAAGAGCCGCTTTCGTGTCTCTCGCGTCCTGCGTCATTTGAGCCTCAATTGAGTTCGCTGACTTGCGCTTCGGCGCGTCCCTCTTAATGAGGTTGTCGCCGTCCTCCTCGTCTGCTTCCGCAGGCTTAGAGGTCTTAGAACCCTTGCCAGTCTTTGACGCCTTTGCAGGCTTCTTAACAGGCTCCTCCTCAACTTCCTCGTCCTCGTCGGCTTCGTCAGCCTCGTCGGTCTCGTCAGTTTCGGTTTCGTCCTCCGAGTTTTCGTCCTCGTCGGTGGTTTCCTCCTCGTCCTCAAGAACTTCGTCGTCCTCAAGAGCAGGATTTGCCTTTTTCTTAGTGTCCTTTGCCATAATGTTTACGTTTTAAGGCTTAATAATGGGGCTTTGGCTCTAAGTTTTCACTTAGGCGCTAACCGCGTGCTCAATACGAGTTATGAAGTCGTTATTGAGGATTTTTGCGACGAAAGTGATTTTCCAACCACTCGTTGCACGCTGGTCAAGAGGGTCGTCGGTACCTGCCGAGCCGAGAGGCTTGACAATGTTCTTAACGGCTTCCCCTGACACGCGAGTTGTACCGTACGCCTCCGCACCAAAGATAATGGTTGCGTAAACGTCGTTAGAACTCTCACCCTGACCAGTAAGAACCTTGGCGTTAGGGCTTTCAACAAAGCGAACTTCGTCTACGGCGCCAACTTCTCCGTCCATAATGGTCTTAGTGCTTGCGTACTTCTCAACAGGCACCCAACCAGTTACGCCCTTAAGGTCGTAAGTAGTGTTTGGGTGAACCAAGCCAATGAAGCAAGCGTTGATAGGGGTGGTGTTAATACCCGTATCAGCGTTAATCATTCGGCTGATTTTCTTTGCCTTGTTGTTCTTAAGGAGGCGTACAGCCTTCTTAATGAGAACGTCGGTAATAACGTCGCCCGTGTTGACGTGCGAAGTCTGCGTTGAACCCGAACCTGCGAAAAACGCAGAGGTACCTGCGGCAAGAATGTCGCGTGTAATCTGGTCAATCGTGTCTCCCATTTGGTCGCCGAGGATTTCTGCGGTTTCCATAAGGATAGGGTCTTCGCTTTCGTAGTCCAGTACGTCAGTAATGGTTACGAAGTCTCCGTACTGCGCCACCGTTGCGGTGATGTCAGTAACAGAAAGTGAACTGCCGACAGGCGTAACGCCCTCCGACAGCGCCGTAGTTGCGGCAGAAAGATTGCCGTAACGACGGAACTTAATCGTGCTAGTTCCTGCTTTGCGCGGAATATCACGAACCTGCGCCCACCGTGCGTGAATGAACAACGGCACGGCACGCATAAGGAGGGTCTTGTCGTAAAAGACGTTCACCTCCGCAGGGATTTGTGCTCTGGTAGTGTTTCCCATTTTAGTAATGCTAAGTGGCTAATGTGTCAGCGAGACTTAGTAACGGTCAGCGAGTTTGGAACGAACCTCTGCCTGCTTTGCCTCAAGTTCGGCTTTTGTCATATCAGCCGCACTCTTGACGCCGCCTGCGTCAGCCGCACCACCTCCGCTTTTCGTTTTCTTTGCCTCGTTGTCTGCGATTTTTGCCCTCTTTGCTCCGATTTTTAAGAGGTCTTTACCTGCTACTCCGTAAAAGATTTCCTCAATGGGGACGTCCTTACGGGACGGGTGAGACATATACTTTCGGGCTTTTGCCTCGTAGGGCTTGAAGTCAGGGTTGGCAGAGAGGAAGTCTTTAATTTCCTGCTCGTCCTGTGCCTTGGCTTCCTTTTCCACAAAGGGCTTAAGGGCTTTCTCCACGACCTTGCCGATAGTTTCCTTGTCAGCAGGGTCAATGTCGTCGTCCTCGTCGTCCTCCGTTTCAGAGGCTTTGCCTTTATCCGAGCCACCCTTAGCCTTGCGGCGTTCTTGGCGCTCCTTGATAAAGTCAATCGGACGCTTACGGGTTGGCGGCTCCTTATCGGCGTCGTCGTCCTCGTCTTTGTCCTTGGAGGTAGATTTCTTGGACTTTTTATCGTCCGTTTCGTCCTCGTCGTCGTCGGTCTCCTCCTCGTCGTCAGAGCCGTCGTCGTTGTTCTCGTCAGCGTCGGCACCCTCCTCGGTGTCGTCGTCTGCGCCACTTTCATTTTCAGAGGTAGTGGTTTCCTCCTCACCTGCTTTTTCAAGGTCGTCTGAACCTTGTTTGGTGGTTTCAGTCTCTCCCATAGTGTTGTTTGGTTAAACTAACTTTTTTAATACTCGCTTCCTTGGAAAAATGGGGGTAAAACCAAGAAAACGGACGCTCTCAAGGTGGGACTAGCACCGAGAGGGATTGCGATTTGTTATCCCGAGCCTATCGGCTCGGTGTTGAGGAGTAGCAGGTTGCAAAGGACAAATCGCCAAAGCCCAAGCATTACTACACCCCAACACCGAACCGACACGCTATTTGATTTTCAAAGAACTGCGCCGCCTTACTCCCTCCGTACGCCCCGTGGCGGTGCTTTCGCGTACGGGTCGTATTCGGGAACTTCGGTGGCTTTTTGCGAGAACTGCTTAATGATTGTTTGAGGCTTTGCAAGCAACTCCTCAAGGTACGCTAGGCGGTCTCGCAACCTGTCGCACTCCTCCTCCTTAAGCGGCGCACCGCTTTCAGGGTCAACCTTTCGCAAGATTGCCCCCTCAAGCACCGCGATATTGCCCTCAAAAATCTGCTTTAAGAGGAGCCAACCACGGTCTTGCTCAAGGCTCTTGAGGGCGTTAATGATGTCCGTTGCCTGTTCAGGACGGTCAACAGAGAGGTCAAATGCCTTATGCTTTTTGACCGCCGCTTTCGTATTCTTTTTTGTCGTTTTGGTAGCCATAATTACATTGTGATATTTGCCTCATTAACGGGCGCCTTGGTACCCGAACCCTGTTGCATACCCTGACCGCCTGTTGGGTTCTGTGCGCTCGGCAATTGAGGGATTACGTCAGGACGTACGCGTGCGAGGAGCATTGCCCTCTTGTGCGCCTCAATGTGAGCGAACTTGGCAGGGGTATCGGACAGTTTGTTGTGGATTTCAAGGTGCGTAATGTGGTCGTCGGTAGGGAGTACGTCAACGAGTTCGTCCTTTTCCAACTGCTTGTTCTCGTCCTCTGCACGCAATTCCTCAATCGTAGGCGGCAAAAGGAGGTCAATTTCGTCCTTTTTAAGCCCCTTGAGTTTGCCGAGGCGCTTGAAGCCATAACGCAGGTTTGCGGTAGGGTCTTGCGCGATAACGGTAAGGTAGCCCTCAAAGTTTCGGCTCTTGTTGAACTGCTTTGCCTCCGAGAGGACGCGGCTTTCAACCGACACGTCAAGGTCAGTCGTTGAGACAATATCCTCGTGCCTGAATGGGCGATACTGCGCACCGAGAGCGCCGACAATGCGCACAATCTTTTCGTCAATGCCCTCCTTGAAATGGTCTTTGTAGAGGCGGTACCACTGTTGCCAAAAGCGCTTTTCCGACCACCCGAAAATCTTTGCCGAGAGGCTGTAACGGGTGTCCACTTTCTGATTTTGGAGCGAGAGTTCGGTTGCAGTACGCTTTGCGTCGCTCTGTACGCCCTGCTGAATGTCAGGGGTAGCGGTTGCCTTTTGAGCCGCCGCGTCAAGCACGTCCATAATGTACTGAACTTCCTGCTTAACTTGGTCTTTCGGCATTACCTGCACGGCATTGCTTGTATCGCCGTCAACAGGAATGAACTTGTTGAAGTCAAAGTTGAGGTCAGCGCGGTTCTTAATCTTGTTCGTGTTGAACAGGTACATTGGGTGGAGGTTCGCCTTGGCGCCCTTAAGCCCAAGGTTCTGCAACACCGCACGAGCACGCTGTTTGTCCTCAACGAGGTCAGGAATGGAAATGCCGTCAAACGAGTTCGGAATAGGGTAAATGCGGCGGTCAATAACAGGAATGTCCTTGCCCTTGAGTTCGTGGTAGCGCACCACCGTCTTGCGGTTGTCTGCGAGGGTTACGAACACGCGCTTGCCGTTCCAAACGGTAAACCACTCAAGTACGCGGTGGTCAACGTTATCGCCCTTAAGTCCCGTGAACTTTGCCGTCTGTTGGTAGCCTCGCGCCTCCTGCGATAGGCTCTCTGCCTCGTCAGTGAACGAGCGCAGGTCTTTGGTCTCGTTCTTGAGTTTGTCGTAGTTGAAGTACACGCCTGCGTCTTTCATATCGTACTTCGTCAGGCGCACCTCACGACCCATAAAGCGTGCGCGTCCACGTCCTCTAAGGTCTCCGTTAACCGAGGTCGCACGAGGGTCAACAATGACCGTCATACGGTTCCAATACTCGGGGATAGGCAACATTCGGTCTCGGTCAAACTCCATAAGGCACACAAGTCCCGTGCCGTAGAAAGTAGCGTCCCAATCCCAATTGTAATCAAGCATATCCTTTTCCATTTCCCCTGCGTCGTACTCGGCAAGGGTCGTGTCATTCTCCGCAACGTCCTCGTCGCCCTGCTCACGAGGGCTAAAGGTAACGTTCAACTTGTCGTCATAGAGGGACGCAAGTACGGTCTGGTGAATGGTGAAAAGCAACGGGTCGCCCACCGCCTCCTTATCGCGCTTTTGGTTGTTGTAGAGTTTGAGGCGTACCCCGAACTCGTCAAACTTAGGCTTGAAACTCCACCAACCAAGTTGGAACTCGGTCTCTACCTGCTCAATGAGGGAGGAAAAGTCGGTCTTGCTGTACTTATCAAGTTCAGCCGCCAACTCGTCGGTGTCCATTTCGTCAGTCGTCAAAACAGGCTCGGCTTTCTTAGCCACCTTTTTGACTGCCTTTTTCTTTTTTGTGGTGGTCTTAGGCATTGTGTTTATGCGCTCTTGTCGTAGCGAGAACCAGTACCGCCCGAACGCTTTTTGGCGTACTCCATTTCAAAATCTTTGCCGCTAGTGGTCGGCTTCTTGTCGTCTGCGTCCATATCGCAACCGACCTTAAGAGCCTTGAAAGTGGCTCGTATGCTCTTGTCCTTGTCGTTTTGGTTCCACTCTGAACCCTGCGACTTGCTCATTACCTCAACCTCAATTTCAAGGGTGTACTTCTTGCCCACCTCCATTTTCTTGAGTTCAGGCAGGTCGTCGTCGCCCAAACGGAACGTAGGATATACCTTGACCTTTTTTGCCTCGGGATAGGCAGGGTAGGTTTCAGGGATTACCTTGTTCATTTTTGTTTCTTTTGCCATAGGAATAACGTTAAAAGCCCACCGTTAAAGTGGGAATTGATAAATGCCTTACGCCGCCATTGCCTGCGGTGTTGAAGTTTGTGAGTTTTGAGGTTGATTTCGCCATAATCTTGAAGCGCTAACTTGTAAGATTTGGCGATTTGAATATGAAAATTAAGTCTTTTTTGTACGTTTGGCGTTACGCACTGTGTCAATCGTCGTTTGCGCGACCCCGACACAATACTTGGTAATATCGTCCAATTGCTTTTTCGTGTAGTCCCTGCCAAGGAGCCTTTGCGCGAAAGTGCGCGTGGCGACAATGTGTCCTCGGTGCAGGTTCCCGTCAATGCTCATAAGAATTATGAACACCGACCCGACGTTAACAATCGTGAACGGGCAACCAACGTATGAACTTGTGATTATGTCTCGTACTTGCATTGTCTTAGTGAATTATACATTAACTTGCCCTAGTAGTGGTAGGGGTAATGCCTGTGGATAATTACGCATACGGGTCAAAGTTAATCGGCTCCACTCGGTTGCGCTTCGGTGGGATAGGGAACCACGCAGGCTCTTGGATAAGTATACGCCCCAAGTCCTCAATAAGGTGGTCGTCCTTGTCTATCGGTGCGTTTGGCGTCCCCTTGGTCTCTGCCGAGCGCCCCTTAAGTTCCTGCCAACGCCAGTGCTCAATTTCCCATATCAACTGTTGGCAGTTCTCAAAGACGTACAGTTCGGGCGTCTGTATGAACTCGCCCGTTTCCTCAAGCCTTTGGTACGTCATTGCGTCCATAATGCGTTGGTTGGCAAGCGTACGTTCCTTGGAAGCGTCCTCGTAGTTGCACCCGAGCGCGTTTAGGCGCTCCGTGAGGCTCTTACCGTCCTCGTCGTGCTGATTGACGATTGAGGCAGAGGGGTCAATGAGTTGCTTAACGACGCGATACTGCGCGTGCTTGTTCTTGAGCAGGTAGGCAAGTTCCTTGGTGCCGTTTTCAGGCTTAACCCACAACTCGTCCACGACGAACTTGCGCCCCTTGCGGTCAATGGCGACCCAAAGCCCTGCGTCCTTGGTGCGTGGGTGAGGGTCAAGCGCGTGCCATACGACGTACTCACTCGGGTCAAGAGCGAACGGCTTAATGACGTGTATTTTCCTATTCCACCGCTTAAATACTAAGCCGACGAGGTGTTGGAACTTACCGTAAATACGGGCTTGCTTCTCCTCCTCCGAGTATTCGGCAATGATGTTCATTATGTGCTCGTGCTCAAGGTGTCCTCGGATACCGTGTTGCTTACAAGCGCTCTCAATGCCTGCCTCAATGTAAGCAACCTTACGGGTGTACTCGGCTGTTACGCCGCCCTCCTCGCTCGTAACCTCAACCTTGTAATTGCCCTTGGCAAATGCGTCATATAGGTACGCTGAACCTGCAAGTGGGGTTGCTGTGATTATGATAATACCGCCCTTACGCATACGGGAGACAGTCGCCTTAAAGATATTTTCAGGTGGCGGCTCGTCAAACCACGCCCAACCGAGCGTTACACCCTCAAACTCTCGGGCGTCCTGCTCGTAGGTCATAAGGTCAAACTCAAAGCCCGTGTCAGTTTCAAAAATGCTCTCAAAGGTCTTGTTGCCCTTGTGAGTGGTATACCTGCCCTCGGGGAACC